ATTTACAATTTATTCTAAAAATGGATGTCCATATTGTGAAAAAATCAAACAAGTAATGCAACTTTCTAATTTAGATCACGTTACTTACACACTAGGAGAAAATTTTTCTAGAGATGAGTTTTATGCTGAGTTTGGAAATGGATCTACATTTCCCCAGGTAATAATAGATGACCAGCATCTTGGTGGATGCACAGATACTGTAAAATACTTAAAAGAAAACGGAATTCTTTAAATGCAAGAGTATTGTATTGACGTAGAAAAAGCAATCGACTATGCTTTTATAGAACAAAAATTTGTAATGAACTTTTATCAATACTTAAAAGGAAAAGAAGCAAAGAGAGTTGACGCTCAGCAGTTTATCCAAAGTAGTACAGCAAATAATTTAAAATATCTAGTAGAAGAACTAGATGAATTCTTAGAAGGCGGTCAGGATGAAATCCATAAACAATTAAGAGAAGCTTATGGATATTTGTCTAAACCAGTTGCACGTAAAATTCGTAATTATCTTTTTTCCATTCTAAGTGATACGGAGAAATATTTGTATGACAAAAGGCCAGGAAGAAGGAAGAAGGTTACCAATAAATAAAGGTATGGAGCTTATGCTCCAAAGAAAAAATAAAAAAAAGGAGGAATCATATTTTTTTAGTTTTATCTATGCAAAAATGGTTTCTCTGTTTGATAAAGAATTTCATTTTCGCATAGAATTTAATATACGAAAAAGAAATCTCTAGGAGAAAGAACAATGATCACAGTAGCTATCACATTAAGCATTCTTGTTACAATTTTGTTCTTCCTTGTTGGCGGACTTATAGTTTGGGTGATAAGTCAACATATCTCAGATAATAAATTACCATATATGCACCCAGAATTTTTTGATAGAAATGGGAATTTAATCCCAGACGAAATACTTGCTTTACGTTTTGAAGGAAATTTTAATGACTATTACGAAGACGAAGAAGACGACGACGAAGGCTGTCAGTGAAACTATTAAACTACAGCCAAATCCATTTCAATATGAAATACTTGAATTGGCATCAAAACAAAGAACAAATGAAAAAAAGGTAGAAATCTTAAAAGAGTATCGTAATGATGCTCTTGTTTCTATTTTTATTTGGAATTTTGATGAAACTGTAATTTCAGTTTTACCTGAAGGTCCTGTGCCTTACTCCAGTGTACAGGAGCAAACTTCAGGTAATGATACCCTTTCTGGCAGCATAGAAAAACAGTTAATCAATCCAAGTAAAATGGATTCTCATATGGCTACTCAGAGAACTTCTTTGAGGCAGGAATCACATTTGTTTTATAATTTTATTAGAGGTGGTAATGACACTTTACCTAAAATTCGTAGAGAAACTATGTTTATCAATTTACTAGAAGGATTACACCCTCTTGAGGCAGAAATCTTAATTCTAACGAAAGATAAACAATTATCATCTAAATATAAGATAAGCCATCAAGTCGTAAAAGATGCATATCCTGATATACAATGGGGTGGCCGATCATGAAAACTATTTCAAAAGAAAACAAGATGGCAGAGTGGTCAAAAGAAGAAAAAGAAAAAATTAATTCTGTTTATGGTTGTGAACTCATATATGAAAACGCTACTTATGAGCAAATAAAAGATGTATCTCTACCTAATGACGCATATCTTGTTTATTATGAACTAAAAGGAAATACGTATGTTGATGTTTGCAGAGGAAGAAAAAGAGTAGATATTTTTGATTTGTATTACGATAAATTTGGTCCTGACGTAATTAGAAAAATAGATTTTGGGTATGGTAGGACAAATCCCAGACTTTGGGGATATAAAGCACCAGATAGCAAGAAAAAAAGATGAGCACTGGATTTAATAGTGATAAAGCAAATGTTATCATATACAAGGATGAGGTACAAAAACTCATTAAAAAATATAAGAAAATTAAAAAGTATATGAAATCTCCATTGTTTCAAGTTAAAACAATGGATGGGACAGAACAGACAGTATCTGATTTATTAAAAGAATATGAGGAGAATCCTATAGATTAATGGGTAAGCATTATTTACTTAACTTATATGGGTGCTCGTTTGTCCTTTTGGATGACGAGCGTTGTCTTATAGATTTATTAGAAAATGCAGCAATCGCAAGCGGTGCTACTGTGGTGCAGACTATCTCAAAGAAGTTTGAACCACAAGGCGTTACTGTTCTCTGTCTGCTCTCGGAGAGTCATATAAGCATTCATACTTGGCCTGAGGATGGTAAGGCAGCAGTGGATGTATATACATGTGGAGATTGCAATCCAAAGATTGGATGCGATATAATTATTCAGCAACTTTACGCATCTAATCATACTTTAAGTTATATTGAAAGATAATTGTAACAAAAGTTACAAAATTACTTGACTAAATTCTATTAGGATGTTACATTACATCTATCGTTGGCTGGAATTATCAGCGGAAGTATCCATATAGGAGAAGCAACGCAAATTTACATCTAGTAAAAGAGGAAAGCCAAAATGAATACATTTTTTGTTCATTATCTTAAGAAAAAAGCAAAGAAGGAAAAACTCCTTCAAGTAGCACAATTGAATATGGCAAAGCAACCACAAGTTGCATGACATTATGGGGGGATTGACTTTCCCCCCTTTTTCATATAGAATACTGATGTGATGAGTGAGTCGAAACAAACATGAATAAAAAAAAAGTAAAGTTGATAATTAAAAATATGGAATTATTAATTCAATCTTTAAAACTTGAATTAGAAGAAAAAGAAGAAGAAAAAAATATTATCAAATTACAAGACATTGTTGCAGAGAAACTTGAATTGATAGATGAATACGAACCAGATTATTATGAGGAACGATAATGTACGAAGAACTGACTGCTTTTGAAAGAGCACTTGCTAGATTCGGAGATAAGGTTCAATATATTGTTGGACTTGAAATATCAAATAAAATGTCTCCAGAATTGGCATATCAAGAAATTAAAGATATGATGAAAGAACTTAAAAAACTTAGAAAAAAAGAAAGAGATAGTTGGGAGATTGATGAGTGAAACCTATTAAAGCAAAAGACCTTCTTGAACTTGATAAGAATTTAGAAGTAGTAGTTTTGGATAAGTATGAGTATCCCCAAAAAGTAATTTGGCAGGCAGGTAAAGGAGATTATTCTGAAGTTCCTATTCACACTCTACAACCACCCACTCATAAGGATTGTGGTGAATGGATTGTAGAGCAACTCCTGGGTAATGAGAGAGGGCACTACGGTCCTCTAGAACACCCTGCAATTACATTTTCGGTTGCTGGGTACGTTCATAATGTAATGGTGCAAGCAAGGACTCATAGAGTGGGTGTGACATTTGATGTTCAATCCCAACGTTATACTGGAAAGAGAGTTCTCAAAGTTGCAAATGGAGAACTAAAACCAGAAGAAGTTTTTTATGTTCGTCCTCCTGGTTTTTATGTAAATCGTAAAGGTAAAAAGTACGATTGGACTCAAGAGGATTATGATGAAGATTTAAATTGGTATGTAGAAGGTTGTAAACGATATGCATCAAAATACAATAGAGGAATGTGTGAGGAACATATTCGTGATGGTCTTGCCCAAGGTATTCGTCAAAACTTTGTGGTAACATTCAACCTTCGTTCTGTTCTTCATCTTATGGATCTGAGAGCAAAGATGGATGCACAACTTGAAATTCAGGCACTTTGCGAACAACTTGCTCCAATTCTTCAAGATTGGGCACCTGATGTTTGGTCTTATTATGAAGAAAAACGTCTACATAGAGCAAGACTATCACCATAAACAATTATGAAAAGTTGGTGCGTTAAAGACCATTTAACTGGTCATGTATTTAAAATATTACTAACAGAAAAGGAATTCCAAGAATTTTTGAAAAGAAATGTAGATATTGATGAATGCATTGATTGTGTAGAATGTGATGACGCACCATCAATTTGTATTGAATAAATATGCTTATATAAGATGGAGGAATAGAATTGGCAACTTATCCAATTATTCATAAAAAAACTGGTGAACAGAAAGAAGTGAGCATGAGTGTTCACGATTGGGACCAGTGGAAAAAAGACAATCCAGAGTGGGATAGGGATTGGAGTGATCCATCAACTTGTCCTGCTTCTGGTGAAATCGGTGAGTGGAAAGATCGCCTTGTAAATAAGAACCCAGGATGGGGAGAAATCTTAAAAAGAGCAAATAAATCAGCAGGTAGTAAATCACAAATGCAACTTTGATATGACAAGGAAAAAAAGAACCTCAAATGATTATCAACCAATTGGTGTTGGTATGACAGCTAGACAAATGAAAAGAAAAAAACCAATTAATGTAGATTTACTTTTAGATATTGAACCATTAACTGGAAATCAAAAAAAACTTTTTAATTTTTATGATGAAGGTAAGCACATTCTTGCATATGGCGCGGCTGGAACTGGAAAAACATTCGTTTTGTTATACAAAGCATTGCAGGAAGTTCTGAATGAAAAAACTCCATATGAGAAGATTTACATTATCAGATCTCTAGTACAAACTCGTGAGATTGGTTTTCTTCCTGGTGGGCACGAAGATAAAAGTGCACTATTTGAAATTCCGTACAAGAACATGGTAAAGTATATGTTCAAGTTACCATCCGATGATGACTTTGAAATGCTCTACGGGAATCTTAAATCACAAGAAACAATAAAATTTTGGTCATCTAGTTTTCTAAGAGGAACTACATTTGATGATTGTATTATTATAGTCGATGAATTTCAAAATATGAATTTTCACGAATTGTGTTCTATTATCACTAGAGTCGGAGAAAATTGTAAAATATGTTTTAGTGGAGATGCAAGCCAAAGTGATCTAGTTAGAACTAACGAGAAAAATGGAATTATAGATTTCATGAAAATTCTAAATGTTATGCCTTCATTTGGTATTGTTGAATTTGGTATTGAAGATATTGTCAGATCATCTTTGGTTAAGGAATTTTTAATTGCTAAGCATACGTTGGGACTATAAAGAAATGGTAAAACTTGATGAAAAGTATAAATATTCTTTATCAAGTCCTATAATTTATGTTACATTTTGACATCAGA